AGGAGAAACTAGAAATGAGTGATGCGAAACAAGTAGCAACTAAAAAAGAAAACTTGCCTTCAGCTTCGTTATTCGAAGCAGATGCGCAAATGGGTTTTGAGAATGTGAAGACAGAAAGTCTGGCTCCACCTATCTTAAAACTTTTACAGAATGGATCAGCAGAAGCACAGAAACGTAATCAAAATTACGTAGAAGGTGCAGAACCTGGTATGTTCTTAAACACTGTTACGAAACAGTTATATAATGGTGATAAAGGAATACAGGTTATTCCATGTCATTATAAATTAGAATACCAAGAATGGGCAGATTATGGAACAGGTTCAGGTAGACCTGAAATGATCTATCCTGATACTTCGGATATTCTTGATAAGACTACTAAAGGACCTGATGGTAAAGATAGGTTGCAAAATGGTAACTACATATTAACTGTAGGACAACACTTTGTAATTATCGTAGGTGATAGAGGATCCGAAACTGCAATGGTATCTATGAGTTCATCTCAAGGTAAGATTAGCAGAAAATGGAATTCCATGATGAAGTCTATTAGTTTAGATGGTAAGAATGGTCCTTACACTCCACCATCGTTTAGCCACATATATAAATTATCTTCTGTATTAAATACAGGAAAAGGTAATCAATGGTATGGCTACAGCATAGAAAAAGTTGGTATGTTAGAAGATGCTAATATGTATGAACGAGCAAAGAAGTTCTACGAAGGCATTAAAAACAAAGCCTAACAATTCTTGGGGGCGGTTAGTCCCGCCTCCAAATACAAAGTGGTGATGACAGACATAGATAAATTTTTAAATATATTTGCGGGTTCGTTTAGTGCCTATGGTCAAACTAGAAAAACAGATGAGTTTGATGATAGAGGTAAACACAAAACAAAATCTTTTATAATAAAGAAAACTCCAAGCACACAAATGTTTCAAGAACATTTGGATGGTAAAGATCCTGCATTAGGTATTATACCAATTAACGAACAAAACAAATGTCAATGGGCCTGTATAGATATTGATTTATACAATGGCTTTGATCACAAAGAATTAATTACAAAAATTAACAAACACAAATTTCCATTAACAGTGTGTAGATCTAAATCTGGTGGTGCACATGTATTTTTATTTACAAAAGAGTTTGCACCTGCAGCTTTGTTTAGATCAAAACTAAAAGATATGGCGGCCATATTGGGTTATTCTAGAGCAGAGATATTTCCGAAACAAAATCAAGTTGACATGCAAAAGGGTGGTACAGGCAGTTTTTTAAATCTGCCATATCATAACGCAAAGATGACAACTAGATACGCTATCAAAGAAGATGGCTCTGCAATGACATTGTCAGAATTTTTTCTACATCATAATCGTGTTGCACTATCAGGGAAAGAGTTGAGCAATCTAAAAATTAAAGAAGAAAAAGATTCAGATGATTTATTAAAAGGTGCACCACCATGTTTAATATCAATTGCAAAACAAGGTATACCAAACGGACAAAGAAATAACGCAATCTATAATTTTGGTGTGTACTGTAAGAAAAGATACACAGATTGGGATACAAAAATTTTTAAATACAATGAATCGTATTGCAAACCACCGTTAGATAAAAAAGAAATAGATACACTAATTAAATCTATTGATGGTAAAGACTATCAATATAAATGTAAGGATGAACCTATTGCATCTTTCTGTAATTCTAAAAAATGTGTACTACAAGAATATGGTGTAGGTGATGATGAACTACCTGGTGCAGAAATAAAAGAAATACAAAAGTATGATTCAGATCCACCACTATTTTATGTAACGATAGGTGATAAACAAGTAGAAGTAGACTCATCTGAATTACATGAACCGGCTAAGTTCTCATTAAAATGTTTAGAACAAATTAATCAAGCGATGCCACCAATAGGCAAACACATATGGAGAAAGGCAATAAACAAATTACTGAAAGAAACAATACCAATAGAAGCTCCAGAGTCTACAAAGATAGATGTACAATTAAAAGATCTACTGAGTGAATACACAAACAAGATACCAGGTAAAGATTGGAAAGATATATTAAGAGGTCTTTCGTATACAGAAGATGGTATGAGTTACTTTAAATTCAAAGACTTTTGGAAATATTTAATTAGAACAAAGTCATGGCCGGACAAACAATATACAAAACAAAAGACAGCAAGAATGTTGGAAAATTTATTTGGTGCAAAAGAAGTTGGTGGCAAGATAAATAACAAGAGTGTTAGATACATAGAAGTATCGCAGCAAGATATTAACAAGCCTATTGTTAGAAAAGATAAAATGAAGGAGCCCCCTTTTGCATAGAATAATTATACCAGGGCCACCTGGCACAGGTAAAACTTATAGACTAATGCAGCATTTAGATAACGAGTTGAATCTAATTAAAACAGATCCAGAAAGAATAGCATACATAGCTTTTAGTAATGCTGCAGCTGATGAAGCAAAAAAAAGAATTACAAATGATACGGTACGTGTAAGCACGATGCATTCTCTTGGCTCACAAGAACTAGGTATCAATACCGGTACACAATTATTAAAAGGTGATAAATGGAAAAGCTTTAAAAATTTTTCTAGTCTCTGCGCTGATTTATCTTTTGAAAGTTACATCAATGAATCAGGCTACCCACAATATAAGAATAGCCACATGAAAATTATTGAGTATGCAAGAAATAAGAGAATACCTTTAGACGAAGCTGCAATACAATTAGAATTACATTATAGCACAGACATCTTTTTAACAGAGCAAATACATGCCGATTTAGGAACCTATAAAAAACAAACGGGTATGATTGAATACTCAGATATGATTTCCAAGTTTGTCGAGGAGGACAAGTGTCCACCACTACACTGTGTCTTCCTCGATGAAGCCCAAGATTTGAGTCCTTTGCAATGGGACATGTTCTTTTACATAGAAAGTAAGTGTGCTCGTTCATACATTGCAGGGGACGATGATCAAACTATCTATACCTTTCAAGGTGCAGATCCAAAAATATTTATAGATCTCAAAGGTGAGTTTGATGCACAGATACAATCGCGTAGAGTCCCTAGAAAGATACACAAGCTAGCAGAATCTATTTTTCCTCACATGTCACAGCGTTTAGAAAAAAAGTGGCAACCAAGAGACGCTGAAGGTGAGATACATGAAAACATAAATTATCAAGATATAGATTATTCAAAGGGTAACTGGATGATATTAACTAGAACAAATAAAATGCTGACATTAATCAAAGAACATTTTTATGATTTAAATTTAAGATTTGACGCCAAGCAACAAGAATTATTACCAAAGAAAATGTTAAATGCATACAGAGTTTGGACACGATTGAATCAAGGTGCGTTTGTAGGTAAAGAAGATTTAAAAGATTTATGGGACTATTTAACTGTAAAAGATGGTCACCTGGTACGTGGCTTCGCAAGCAATAGGACTCTAGAAGGTATTGACTCGATTAATATTGAAGGGTTGAGAGAACACTACGGGTTGCGAGCGACGGGGGGCTGGGAAATACTAAACTTTCCAGAAAGCAGTAAGATCTACATTAGAACTATTCTAAAGAACGGTGATGACCTAATGAAACCTGCAAGAATAAAATTATCTACAATACACAGTGTAAAAGGTGAAGAGTGCGATAACGTTGTTTTGTTTACTGATTTAGAAAGAATCATATATGAATCATCACAAAAAGACGCCGACGCTGAACACCGTACATTCTTTGTGGGTATAACAAGAGCAAAAGAAAATTTATTTATAGTCAATCAAGATTATGAATATCAATACAACATAGGAGCACCAATAATATGACAGATGTAAAAACATTTGAAGAAATGATGGATGAAAAGAAACCACACTACAAGCAGGTAGGTGGATCCCATTACATGTACTTTGACATTCAGCCGTACGAGTTTATTTCAAAAAATAATCTCTCGTTCTTTCAGGGCTGTGTTATAAAATACGTTTGCAGGTACATGCACAAGAACGGAGTCGAAGATCTAGACAAAATAATCCACTATTGCGAATTAGAGAAAAAGAAGTTAAAAGATACAAAGAAGAAAAAGAAATAATGTTTACAGCTCAAACAGAATGGGATTGTCCTGAAAGTTTTCCAGATTTATCTGATGCAAAGTATATTGCAATCGACTTAGAAACAAAAGATCCTGATCTTAAATCTAAAGGATCCGGAGCTATACAAGGTCATGGTGAAATCGTAGGTTTTGCTGTAGCTGTAGATGGTTGGTCTGGTTATTATCCTATTGCACACGAGGGTGGTGGTAATATGGATAGAAGAATTGTTTTAGAGTGGTTTAAAAAAGTTTGTGCAACAGACGCTGTAAAAATATTTCACAATGCAATGTATGATGTATGTTGGATAAGAGCGTATGGTATACTTCTAAATGGACATATTATGGATACCATGGTTATGGCATCCTTAATTGATGAGAATAGATTATGGTACTCATTAAATAGTATTTCATTTGATTATCTTAGAGAAGTAAAAGACGAGAAAGCTTTGAAAGAAGCTGCAGAGTCTTGGGGTATAGATCCAAAAAAAGAATTATATAAACTACCAGCTATGTACGTTGGCAGTTATGCAGAAAAAGATGCTGAGCTTACATTAGAATTATTTAAAGTATTATCTAGAGAAATAAGTAAACAAAATCTTACAAACATATTTGATTTAGAAACACAATTGTTTCCGTGTTTAATTGATATGAAATTTAAAGGTGTTCGTGTCGATATCGAACGTGCTCATAAGCTGAAACAACAGTTATGTAAACAGGAAGAAGAACTCCTACTAGCAGTAAAAAAAGAAACAGGACAAGATGTTCAAATATGGGCTGCAAGATCGATCGCAAAAGTATTTGATAAGCTGTCTTTAACTTACGCCACAACCGAGAAAACAGGGTCACCTTCATTTACAAAAAATTTCCTTTCCACACATAATCATCCTGTAGTTCAAAGTATAGCAAAGGCAAGAGAGATAAACAAGGCACACACAACTTTCATAGACACCATATTAAAACATCAATATAGAGGTAGAATACATGCAGATATAAACCCAATTAGATCTGATCAAGGTGGTACAGTTACAGGAAGATTTAGTTACTCGAATCCAAATTTACAACAAATACCTGCAAGAAATAAAGATTTAGGACCAATGATTCGTTCTTTATTTATACCAGAAGAGAATCACAAGTGGGGTTGTTTTGATTACTCACAACAAGAGCCTAGGTTAGTTGTGCATTACGCAGCAACAACGGAACCAATTTGTTTTGATGAGTCTGTTGCAAACATTGTAGAAAAATTTAAAGACAATAGTGTTGACTTTCACCAGACAGTAGCTGACATGGCAAACATATCTAGAACACAAGCAAAGACAATTAATCTTGGTTTGTTTTATGGAATGGGTAAGGCTAAATTACAGGCAGAACTAGGATTAAATACAAAACAAGAAGCAGAGGATCTGTTTAATCAATATCACCACAACGTACCCTTTGTTAGAGATCTTATGAACTACACATCAAAGACAGCTCAATCTTCCGGATCTATTGGAACATTATTAGGTCGTAGATGTAGATTTACAAAATGGGAACCAAATCAATTTGGCATGCATAAACCTATGGAGTTTGAAGAAGCAGAAAGAACTTATGGTAGAGGTAGAATCCGAAGAGCATTTACATACAAAGCTTTGAATAAACTTATACAAGGATCTGCAGCTGACATGACGAAAAGAGCAATGGTGGATTTATATAATGAGGGTGTGATACCACACATACAAATACATGATGAATTAGACATCTCAGTTGAATCTGATGACGCGGCGAAAAAAATAATTGATATTATGGAGAATGCTGTTAGTTTAGAAGTTCCCAATAAAGTTGATTATGAATCAGGTAAAACTTGGGGTGATATTTATGATTAATTATGGCTTACTTAAATGCAAACATACCAGCAACCTACGCTCAAATAAGAAGAGAGTATTTATATGATTGTAAAAAACATCATGGAGAAGTTGAAGACTGTATTATCTTTGGCCTGTCAGCTATTTCTGGGCGTGCTATACTCTTTCACTGTATTATGGAGAGTGGTGCAGTATTTTATCGCCTACCTATTAGCGCGTTTATTCAACGGGGTTTTAAGGCAGACGAAGTACCACGAAGACGACTTGATGAACTTCAGCTTTGGAATTCTTTCAGTTACTATCCTGCTGTTCATTCTTGGGATATCTTAGACGGACAATCAGGTAAATACATTGGTAAAGATAAAAAATGGCACAGTGGTGCTTATTTATTTACTGTTGATTTTGCCCATCCAGAGAGTAATATATTAGATACCGATCATTCGGAAATACCACACGAACATAAGTGTGCACATATCATAGCCCTAGACGATGGGAACTATGCGGCTCAGCCAAACAACAGAATAATCTGGGACATACCTTCTTTCACAGTTAAGGATGAGATTCCTGATTGGAAGGTACAAACTAATGAGTGGAATGTAGAAGATAGTAGGAAGTGGCGAACAGAAGATACGGATAACTTCTTTTACGAAATTGAGGAGAAAAAAAATGATTGAAAAATGTAAAAACATTTGTTGCAAAACATGGGAAAAAATAAAAAGCCTATGGGACAAATGGGTGAATTGGATTTTTAAAGGTTTTTATAAGTAATGAAAAAACCTAAAAGTAAACTAGAGTGGTTTAAAAAGAATATTGTAATTGTTCCTGTTGTGGCAGCAATCATAGCCGGAACATTTACATCGGTAAGATATGTATTATCTTTAA